GACAAAGGCTATGCTCCATTATATGTAAGAGATAATGTAACAGAGTTATACAAAGACTATGAAGACCTTAAAGGTAACGGTCCAATTAAGGACCTAGTGGATAGATTTTATACCCTACCCTTTAAAAAACCAATTTAAAAATAAAAGCCTATACTCCCCCTATAGGCCTTAGGATTAACTGCAAAGTTAGTCCTTTTTTACTCTTTACAAACGCCCCTTACTGTGTTATAATAACAATACATCACAAAAATGGGGTTGAAGATATTTGATTGAAATCGAGAAGAGAAAGGCGGTTTTTACAAGAAAAAGTGGTAATGCGGTTTATATAAAATTAGGTTACGATATGCAATTATTGGGCATAATGAATAAAATCGAAAAGAAGTATTATCATCCGTATGAAAAGGCTTATGAGATACCATTAAGAAATTATAACCAACTCATTAAGACTTTTGAAGGGTATGAATTCGTTACTACAGTAGTAGATAAAGGAACAAAGGAATTATTAGATAAACAAAAGACTTTCAATGACGTAGTTAATAAGTTTAAAGATGCTGAACCGAACACAGATTTTGAGTTCAAAACAGAACCTTATGACCATCAAGTTGAAAGTTTTCAGTATGCTATGGAAAGTACAAGGTTTCTTCTTAATGACGAACAAGGATTAGGGAAAACAAAACAAGCTATCGATATTGCAGTTAATAGACAACACGAAATGAAGCATTGTCTTATTGTATGTGGTGTTAATGGGCTTAAGTGGAATTGGGAAGACGAAATAAACACACACTCCAACGCAACTTCCCGTATTCTAGGTACACGTATTAATAGGAAAGGTAGAACGGTCCAAGACGGTACAAAGCAGAAACTTAAAGACTTGATAGAGGGTAGGGATGAATTCTTCCTTATAACAAATATAGAGGCTTTAAGGAGTAAGGAAATACAAAACATACTGCACGAAATGACCACTTGTGGAGATATCGGAATGGTTATCATTGACGAGATACATAAATGTAAATCTCCGACAAGTCAAATAGGTAAAGCAATACATAAACTTGATAGTTACTACAAAATAGGAATGACGGGTACGCCATTACTAAATAACCCTATAGACTTATGGAATCCTTTAAAGTGGGTAGGGGAACATCATAACCCATTGTATAGGTTCAAAGCTAAATATTGTGTGTTTGGTGGTTTTGGAGGATACGAAATTATTGGTTACAGAAACTTAGACGACCTACAAAATAGGTTGAATATAGTGCAGCTAAGAAGAATGAAAGATGAAGTATTAGACTTACCGCCTAAGATACATAGTATTGAATATGTAGAACTTGGTAAAAAACAAGCTATACTTTATGAACAGATTAAGGAAGAATTAATTAGCCAGATAAAAGAGATTGAGCTAAACCCTAATCCATTAGCGAAGCTTATTAGACTAAGACAAGTAACGGCTCACCCAGCAATACTTGACCCCGATATTCTAGAAAGTCCAAAGATGGAAAGACTGGAGGAAATGGTTGGGGACATCATGCTTAGTGGGAAGAAGGTTATTATATTTAGTAACTGGAAACAAGTAGTAAGTGTTGCAACAGATGTGTTGGTACAGCATAATCCTTTGGTTATAACTGGGGATACAAAGGATAATGTAAGGCCGGAGCTCATAAAAAAATTCCAAACTATGGATGACCGTAATGTTATAATTGGAACAATAGGAGCTATGGGTACTGGGATAACCCTTAACAAAGGGAGTTATGTTTTATTTCTTGATGAGCCTTGGTCATCTGGTATTAAAGAACAAGGAGAGGACAGAGCTCATAGAATTGGAACAACTGGTACAGTTAATGTAATAACATTTATAACAAAAGGAACTATTGACGAAGACATAATGGAAATAGTTGAAGGTAAAAAAGACCTAGCAGGATACTTGGTTGATGGTGATGTTGAAAGCAGGGCGAAAGTAGTAAGAAGGCTTTTATTGATGTAATTTGTACTCTTACATCAATAAAGGCTGTGTGTTAATATTGTAGTACAAACAAGGAGGAGGTAAATTGTTTAGATTTTTAGTAGATTTACTATGGTTAGAAGTATTATGTTTAATAGTAGCAGCGGTGGCTTTAATTTGGATGCTTAAGGTATTAATCTTTTTTACTTTTATAGTATTTGGAATAAGATTAATCGCCAAGATAATAGCTATCATATTATTAGCAAGAGGGGGTGGGAAAAATTAGTTTATCACTTGAAGTAGTTAAGCAACACGTAAAGAAATACTTTACGAACAACGAAAGCAAGAAAACTTCTGAAAAAGAAGTAAAGAAACTTGCATTAATACTTAAGGAACATTATGAAATAGGGGATAAGTTTAAGTATCCTGATATAGGTGTTCAAGTACATTATCAACGAAAGGAAAGTAGTACTACAAATACACCTAAGTTGATAGAATCGCTAAAAGAATTAGGTAAGAAAAACCCTAAGATTTTAGAGGCAATTAAAGTAATAACAATAGAGCAGGTAGACGAGGATAAGGTAATGGAGTTAATAGCCAATGACCTTATTGAACTTGAGACATTAGAAGAATGTATTGAGACAGTAGTTTCTGGTGCTTTAATGATAAAAAAATTATAGGGGGAATACAATGGCAAAGATTAAAGATATGACTTTTAGTAAGTCGGTTAAGATTTCAAGAAATTATAATACTATTGGACTTGAATATGGTATTACAATTGAAATGGAAGAAGGCGACGTAAGTTCTGACATCAAAGAAATGGGTTGGAGTACAGTTGCTACACAGTTAGACGAACAAATTGTAGAAGCAATGAAGACATTAGCTGACATTCAGTAAGGAGGAGTAGAGTATGAGTTTTTATGCCGTAACACCATTTCACATCTTAGTGAATGAAGATTTAAAACCGAATGAAATTAAACTATACGGTATAATATCGGCCTTAACAAACACTAGTGGATATTGTTTTGCCACTAACATTGCTCTTGCTGAATATTTTAAACGTGACGGAAAGAAGCCCTCAACAAATACAGTTAGCCAATGGATAACGACTTTGGTGGAGGCTGGTTTTATCACACGTAGAGTAATTTATGACGTGGACTTTAAAACCGTAATTGAAAGACAAATTAGGCTCTGTGATAAGATAGAACCTATTAAGTTACAAGGAACTAATATAGAAGTAGAACCAACTAAGCAAACTTATGAACACGAAATTATTCAAATTATTGAATACCTAAATGAAAAAGCTGGTAAGAAATATGGAATTGGAATTAAGAAGTATGGCCAGTTAATTCGTGGTAGATTTAATGATGGAAGTGTTTTAACTGATTTTATTAAAGTAATAGATGCTAAGTATTTGGATGATTTCTTTAGGGCTAATAACAATAAATTGCTTAATCCTGAAACACTATTTAGACCATCTAACTTTGATAAATACCTTAATGAATGGGTAGAACCAACACCTGAACAAACTAAATATGATGAAGAAACAGAAATTGACCTTACTACAAGGACGTTTTAATTAATGTGGTGGGATAAAGAAAATATGCCACCTTGTCATTTGAGGGAGGACTGCGTAGCTATAAAGGGTAAACATTGTCAGTATACGTGCCGACATTACCATACTAGCAAAGAGACTTATAAAATAAGCAACCTTCCTCCGAAGGCAATCAGTGAACTTATATTAGTTCCTGAGAATTGTGATTTGAGTATTTATGAAGCCTGTGATGGCTATAAAAAGAATATTCACGAACATATTGCAAAAGGTGATGGATTATATTTACATAGTAATACAAAAGGTAATGGGAAAACAAGTTGGGCGTTTAAGATTATGAAACACTATTTAAATTGGTGTTCACAAAATTATGGTATTGATTATAAGGTAAGAGGTTATTATGTTAATGTAAGTGAACTATTTGACTTACTGCGTAATAGTTTTGGGGAAAAAGCTGGAACTATAAAGGAAATAGAAAAGGGTATTTATGAAGCAGACTTAGTAATATTTGATGATATAGGTTTTGAAAAGTCTACGGACTGGGTTAAAAACAAATTATATAACTATATTAATTATAGATATCAGAATAATAAAAGTATGTTATTTACAAGCAACCTATCATTAAAAGAATTATCAACACAATTAGATGATAGGATTTCGGACAGAATATCGGAAATCTGCAGACCTCTGCATTTTAAGGGTCAAAGTAGGAGACAACAAGACCGCTGGTGGGAGGAATAATAGATGATAGAACTACAGATAATAAATAGAATACTTGATAATGGAAATCTAAACTTCCTAACCGACAATAATTTAAAAGCAAGTGATTTTAGTGAGGCCTATAGAACTGAAGTACAGTATATAGTTGAACATAATAATAACTATAATAAAGTTCCTGATGCTTTTACATTTATTGGGGAGTTTGATGACTTTGATATTATTGAGGTTAATGAGTCGGATAAGTACTTATCAAATAAGTTTTATGAGAGTCTTGTTTATAGAATTCAAATAGACATAGCAAAAGAATGGGGAGAATTGCTTGGAGACCCAGACGCTACACAAGCATTTGAATATCTTAAAAAGAGGGTTGAGGAACTAAAGAATCTGCAGTTAAAGAAAACTGTAGGAACGGACTTAACTAAAGATATTGATAGATTAACTCAGCACGTAAGAGTTGTAACTGAAGAAGGAGCTACGGGATTATTAACTGGTATTGAACCACTTGATGATGAAATTAATGCTATCTTAGATGATGACCTTGTAGTTATAGCTGCTCGTACCAATATGGGTAAGTCCTTCATTTCACAAAAGATACTAGTAAATATGTGGAAACAAGGTAAAAAGATATTAATGTATAGTGGGGAGAATAGTGCTACAACTATTGGTTATAGATTTGATACATTATATAAACACTATAACAACACAGCATTAAGATTTGGTAAGGACAAAGAGGGAGAAACAATAGAATTAAGTGGGTATACGCAATACTGGGATAGACTAATGGGGGAGAAAACACCCTTTATAGTTATCACACCGAAGGACTTAAATGGGGATAGATTAGATGTTCCCGGAATGAAAGCACTCGTTGACAAGTATGACCCAGACATTATATGTTTAGACCAATTAAGTCTTATGTCCGATTATAGGGCAAAAAGAAATGATAATGAAAGAATGGCATATTCACATATTATGCAGGACTTAAGATTATTCGTCGATGAATATAGTAAGCCTGTAATTGTAGTAAGTCAGACAAGTAGAAATAGTGCCATAACTGAAGATGGAGTTTATGAGCCCCCTAGAATAGAGGACTTATCAGAGTCAGATGGTGTAGGTACAAACGCAAAGAAAGTTATTACATTTGCAGTTAATGGTGATATATTACACGTAATTATTCGTAAGAATACTGATGGTGCAGTAGGGGGGACTTTTAAAATGTTATGGAATATTAATAAGGGTATTTTCTTACCTTTCACAGAGCCTAGTTATGATAATGATGAAGAGGAACAGCCAATTGATTCTTCGGGAACGAATGTCTTTTAAATGATACTAGATTCCTTAGATGTTCAAGAAGTCCTAGAGGACTTACAGCACGAATTAAGAACTATTGGCTCAAAGTATTTAAAAGATATAAAACCAGCTACAAGTAATGTAATGATAACTTGTCCATATCACGGAAGTGAAAAAACTGTAATAGGAATGGAAAATAAGCCCTCAATGGGGGTTACTACCGAAGATAAAGATAGAAATGGTAAGTTATACCTTAAGGGAACTTGTCATTGCTTTACTTGTCACGAGGTAGTAGATTTGCCAACTTTAATATCAGATGTGTTCGAAAAGAACGACTTTGGTATGTATGGGCGTAAGTGGTTGTTAAAAACATACTCATTGTATGAGGAAGACAACCGTAGCCCTATGCAAATAGGGGTACTAGGTAAGGAAGAGACCGAGCCGGTACAATTTGTACCCGAAGAACTTTACGTACCTTACATCGCAAATAAACATCCCTACTTATTAAATAGGGGAATTAGTCCTGCGGTAATAGAATACTTTAAAGTGGGTTACAATCCTGATACTGGGAACGTAATATTTCCAGTAATGGACAGTGAAGGGAATTGCCTATTAATACAAAGAAGAAGTGTTAGCTATAAATTCTTTAATAATGATGAATCACCATATAAAGGACTTACCTTATATGGATATGATAAAGTACTTAGTCATATTAGAGAGGGTAGCCACTTGGACCTATCAACTGTTTATGTAGTTGAAAGTGCTATAGACGCACTGTACTTATGGAGTTATGGTAAATTGGCAGTAGCTTTATTACAAGGTGTTCCAACTAAGGAACAAATTGAACTTTTAAACGCACTGCCTGTAAGGGTAGTAGTAGCTTCGCAGGATACGGATGAAACTGGAATGTTGGGGGCTTGGTTGTTAAAAACTAGACTTAATGATAGTAAATTAGTTAAGAGAGTTGTATTTCCAAAGACTAATGATATAACTGGTAAAGCAATAAAGGATATAAACGATTTGTCCTCTTTACAAATACAGTCTATTAGTAGTACAATAGTTATACAGAAACCAAAAGATAAGAGGGGGAAATATAATGGCAAGTAAAAAAGTAATATTAGAAATGGATAAAAAGATTAAAGAGTTAGTCAAAATGATTCCGATTGCGATAGTAACAGTAAACAATCGACAAACTAAAAAGAAATTAGTTACTGCACTAAATGAAACTAACTTAATTTATAGAATTAAGAAAAAGAGTGGTATATGGACTTTCACATATAGTGGGAGGAAAATAGATGCTTAAATTTCCAGTACAAGAAATATTTGGACCAACGATTCAAGGAGAAGGGCCTCAAGCTGGGGGTAAAACAATATTTGTAAGATTCGCTGGTTGCGATTATGATTGTCTTTGGTGTGATACTAAGGAAACTTGGAAGATAACTGACCAAGATAGATTAACAGCACTAGAGATAGTCACACAGATTTTGGAGTTAAGTAATGATACTTGTAACCACGTTACTCTTACGGGCGGAAACCCACTTCTTTATGAGCTTGGACCACTTGTTAAGGTATTACAAGCATTAAAATATACGGTTGCTGTTGAAACTCAAGGTAGTATATATAAGCCTTGGATTAATGATGTAAATAACATTGTTATTTCACCTAAACCACCTAGTAGTGGGGCCAAACTTAGAGCTGATGGGATACTTCCAGTTAATACCTTCCTTAAGAGGATGGAAGGGGAGAGTTTTTCTTGGATGAAGCCAGATAGAGACATAACTATTAAAGTACCAATATTTAATAGTATAGATTTTGATTGGTTTCTTAGATTAAAAGACGAGATTCGAGGGGATAATAAGTATCAGGACTATAAATGGTATTTATCCGTAGGTAATGATAGCCCAACTCAAGAAGGCAGTATTCAGAAAAGGTTACTTAATAATTATGAATGGTTAGTGGGCAAAGTAATAAAGAGTAAATTAAAAGATGTATATGTATTACCTCAATTACACACGTTAATATGGGGAAACAGGAAAGGGGTGTAAAATGATAATACTTGATGAAAGAAAAAAAGAAAAATTAAATAAACTTCTACAGAATAAAGTTGCAAGTAAGTATGACGCTATGGGATATGTGCAAGTAATTCAAAGCGAAATAATTCCAGCCTTAAACAAATTAATTGATATTTGTGGTGGGGATAGTACTAGTGCTGGTCAAGAAGATACGGCATTCAGAGTAGTTAAGGCTTGGTTAGAGCAAACTACTGGATATGATAAAGACCCAGCTAGACATTTAGAGGTACAATTTACAGATACCTTTATGGAG